GCAGCAGCATTTACAAACTTATGACTATATCCTGCACGAGGATATGTGTGAGTAGTAGCGTAGTTATCTCTCTCACATGACATACTGAATGAGTTAGTTTGAATACCAATTACAGTAACTGCCTTTCTAAGTGGTGAATTTGCACCAACATAAGTATGAATACCAGCAGTTGCGTCATTAGCTTTACCAACACTCACTCTAAATGTGTTTATACCAACCTGATCAATAGCTAACCAACGGTTTGCAATACGATCCTTATCGCTAACACTATTTCTTGGATAGGTATGCTGAGTAGCATGAGAGTCTTTAGCACATGTAAAGATCAGAGCATTCTCAGGAATTTGAATATATTCTCCATTTTGGAAACCATGTCCAGTAATAGTAAAGTCTATCTGACCTAATGTTGGGTCATATGAACAAGTTGTAATTGAATGAGACGATGCTGTAGTAAATCCAGCAGTACTCACCGCTACCTTCATTTCACCTTTCAATGCATCATATGCAAGATTAGTAGGTGCATGAACCACTCTAGTAGAAATACCAACATTAAGAGTAAATGCTGTATTTGAAGTCTTAGTTATTGCGGTAGTAACACCTGATATTGGGTCAGATGAACGAGGATAACTATGAGGAGTTTGATAGTTGTCTCTCTCACAAGTTAATGTTACCGCACCTGCATCCAATGTAATGGTGTCATTAGTAGACATGCCATGATTAGATGCAAATTCTAGTGTTAGTACACCAGTACCAGCATTATATGTTGCGTTATTAGGAGTCTTCTGGTTACCTGACTCCGCACCACTTTGGACATTAACACCATTTGTTAGTGCAGATACAAACTTATGAGGATAATCACCACCAGTGAATATCGCATCTGTAGTAACACCAACATGCTTATGAGTGTAATTTCCACCCAATACTAAAGCATTAGTTACAGAACTCTTGTAAATGTGCTTATAACCAATACACTCCATTTGGAGTCCATTGAGGTAAACAGTTTCAGCTACATCAAGATTGTGAGGTCCAATTGTGCTGACCTCCATAATTCCAGATACATTATCATAGTATGCAGTTTCAATACCTACACGCTTTCCTTCTGTAGGGAAACCAACAACATCTATAATAACACCATCTTCAATTATTGGTTTTACATTTGCACCTACAAATGGAGCATATCCTCTACCTGGAGTAGATGCTACAGAAACTATGATACCACCTCTAGGTAACTGGTTTTCATTAATATCGCTTATGTCTATAATCGGCGTTTCAAATCCAAAAGAACTAATACCAGTAAAGGATACACTAGCAATACCAGCACTAGCATTGTCTAAGATCTTGAAGTTAGAGTCAGTATTATTCTCACTATAAGGTGCTTGGAAGATATTATTAATGAATAATACACCATTACCACCAGTTGAACCAATACCAGTAACAGCAACACCAATAGATGTTAATGGGTAAGTAGTTTCTAATCCATCAAAGTTGTTAGATATATCATCAAATACTTGGTTCTTACTATAATCTCTTCTGAGGAATGTTCTTCCACCAAAACTTGCTCTAGCATATGGTAAGTTAGCAGCATTGATAATGCCTAAGTCACCGCCAAGAGGTGCTTGTGTGAAATGAATCTGACTATTTAATATTTGGAATGATCCTCTAAAGAGTCTAACATCTTGACCAGCAGCATGTGGAGTAGCTGCAGTACCTACAGCACCTCTTTCAATTTCTACAAGAGTCCAAGTACCAATACCAACTACAGGACCAATTTTATTAGTACCAAATCCAACAGTTCTTACAACAGAATACTCATCCCCAATTTTAAGGAAATCTCCAGACTGAATAGAAGAAATACCACTTAATACAAATGCAGTTACAAATCCTGCAACAGGTTCTTCTAATGTATAATTAATTGCGGTATATGATAATGGTTTTTGTACAAGACCACTAATAGACATTAAAGATTTAGAATCTCTTTTTCTCATAGAGAATCTATGCTTATTACCAGTACCAGTATCTTCAAGGAAAGTTACTCCAGCACCACTTATAGCATCATTTTCTGTTAATGCGATTCTATATTGTTGATTGTTATCCTTAATTGTATAAACAGTTTCAGGAAGATATCCAGTTACACCAGCACCAGTACTATAGATAAGTGCAGATCCACCTATTCCAATAAGGTTAGAATCTGGTTTATATGTCAATTGCTCATAATTAGAGAAGAAATGTTGCTGACTAAAAACACCACTACTATAAGTTAATGCAGATGGATCTGCAATATTCGTTTCACGAGCATAAATTGGCACTCCTTTATATGTTAAATCAAATGACTTAACATTTCTATTATTAATACCCAAATATACCATCTGGTTAATATTTTCATATGCTTGTCCATAATTAAGTCCACCAATACCCTCGATAGTACCATTAGGATCTAAATCCTTGTATAATACTTCATTATAAGCAGTAATGCTCACAATACCAGAAACTGATGGATGGAATTCTAATCCATAAGTACCATCAGATCTATAAGTAGTTCCAAATGTACCTATTCCTGATGTAGTTCCAATTGAAGCAAGTGGAGTTTCATTAATAAAGCTTTGACTCTTTTCAGGATCAGATAATACATAAATCTGATGTATAGATTGTGTTGCACCAATAGCAATATGAATTGTAGACTTAACAGTTAAATCTGTAAGACTTGTTATACCAACAATTGTTGAAATACCAGAAGTATTTTGTTTTGTAGCTGATAATCTTCCAGATCTTTCAGTGCCATCTGGAGTAAATGGAATTTTAAACCTATAAGGAGTTGCACCTATAGTAGTTGGATCAAATACAATAGACTTATACTTAATATCTACTTGATTCTGTCTATTATTCTCAAAATTAAACTTAAGTAAACCAGAAGAACTGTCTATTTCAGAAGTAACAGTACCAATAAAGTTTGGAGCAGATAATCCACTTAAATTCTGTTTTGAGTTAAATGATGCTAATTCTGTCAAATATGTATCAACACCATCATGCATAATTGCATATTCTAGATAATCAACTTGTTTTGGTAAATTAACTCCAGGATTGTCAACAACTAAGAATTGTATAATAGCTGCTTTACTAGTTGTAGTAGATATTCCAAAAATACTGTCAGTATATGCATTTCCTAAGGTATCAGCAGCACCAACTGTAACCATTCCACCTTCTAACCTAATATGACCAAAACTAGTAGTACCAAGACCTACAGAATCAGAGAAATTACTCTGTAAAGACTTAACTTCATAATCAGTGTCAAATGGTTCATTTGGACGGAACAATAATTGTGTTTCTGATAATGCAGGAGAATATACTGTATCAAATGTTCCATATCCAGTACCGAGACCAACTACTTGGTTCCAGTTATGCATACCGTTCTTTTCAAGCAAATAAGTATCTTCATCAACAGTAACTGAGATAAATTCGTTGAATTGATAATGATTTTTAGCAGGATCCTCTGCCTGATGCACAGTCTGTGTTAAGAATCTTTGGAAATATCTTCCTGCAGGATAATATGCTATTTTTCTAAAATCACTTAAATCATTAGACTCATTAGACACAAATTTATCTGAAACATCATCAAGATTCAAAACTCTATTAGTTTTGTTTAGAATGTAGTCAGATAGTCTAGTAGTTCTTAATTCAACATATTTTGATATATTTCCTTGAGCTTCAAAGTCTCTTGCCAAATCATATGGATAAATTGAATCTACTCTAAGTGGATCACCAATAAAGTCAAGAACTAGACCACCAGCATCTTCTGCAGGAATAGTTGTATCACCAGGGTTTCCCTTGGTCATAACTTCTGTATTGGCAAAGTTCTTTAACCCTGATGGGTGGACTATATCATTAACATAAGTGATTAAGTCTTCATATGTCTTAGGACTCTCAATTGCATAAGAAAGGTTCTGATAATAGTCATTATCTGGTAATACTTGGTTAGTATCATTAATAAGTCCAACATTGTCTCTCCAACCAACTAAATTTGTAGCGGAAGAAGCAATATCAAAACTACCTTCAAATTCTTTAATACCAATTACTCTACATGATGAACCACTTAATTTACCAGTTAATGTATCATTAATCTCTAAAGGTTCTGCACCACTAACAATAATCTTAGCAGCATTGGAATCAATAAAGTCTAATGCAACATCTGCAACAGGATTATCATTTCTCTTGAATGGTTCATTTTCAATAAATTTAGAAGCAGCTTTAATTACTTCAAACTGAGCAAGAGAATTTGATTGTGTTAATTGACCAAATCCAAAGGCAACTGTTGCTCCAGTACCAGGATTTGTAGAAATTCCATTTAAATCAAATGTAACTTCTCTTGGGTTAACTCCATCATTATAACCAGTAACTTCAAATGGAGTAAACTTATAATCTCCAGAGTTGTAACCATCACCACTTCCAGCATCATATGCGATACCTTCAACTAGTAACTTATCACCAACTTGTATTGGTTCTGTTACATAACCAAGAACAGGGGTAGTAATTGTAGCAGTTAAGATTCCAGCAGCAGCTTGTACATTAATAACACTGATACCATTACTATTCCTAACAGGAGCAATAGCATATTCGTTATTAGATAAACCAATAGGAGGAACAGAAACAGTTGCACTAGTAACAGCAGAATCACTTAATTCGCAAGTAATAAGACCATTATCCAATACTTCACCAGTTCCTTTATCATACAACGCTAGTGCTGGTGCAGTAATATAGAATTTACCACCAAACTTAACTCTAACTTCTCCAATAGTCTCAAAACTGTCTATATTGACAACTCTAGGAACAAATGCATCAGGTCTAAGTGTATTATCAGATGGATATCCAAAAACATCCTCTGGAACATTTAAAGAATCTAATTTATTGACTTGTGCAGATTCTGCAATTATAGTAGCATTTTCTCCACTTTCTCCAATACTAGAAATACCAGGTAACCTTGAATAATTTAATCCAGGGTTAGCAATTCTTGTTGAAGCAATACCACCAGTAGCATTACTTGAATTAGTAGTATATTCAAGGTTAGCACAATCAGCTGCAATATAATTCAAAGATTCTGGTTTATATCGCAAATTAAGGTTAAATGTAGTATCTCCAATACTAGTAATTGTATAATCTGTTGTATATGAACTGTCAACATACTTAATCTGAGATCCATTAAATACAGTCTTATCAGAAGTGGATATACCAGCAGAAGTAAATAAACTGTAATATATGATCTTAGGAGCAGTTTCTGAGTATTGAACTCTTATGGTTGGATGGAATTCGTTAGTATAAACAGGATTAGTCGATCCAACACCAACTGTTGCTACTGTAGTAACACCAACTATCTCAAATCCAAGACTTGTACCAGATCCAACAAATTCATTATAGAAATTGTTATCATAATAGAATTTTAAGTTATTCCCAGATAAAGTAGGATCACTCATATCAAAAACAAGATCATTATTTCTAAATGGTCTTATTTGTGGATTAATTGGGTTTACAGTTTGTCCAGTACCACCAATTGATACTATATCGACAACATTAGGAGTTCCTGTAGTTTCTTTAAGAGTATTCGCAATTTGGAAGGTATTTTCATCATTTACAACAACATAATATTCTCTTTGATCAACTCCTTGAGGTAAGTTTGCTCCATAATACAATACTTTATCACCAGTTACTAAATTATGCTTATATGAAGTAATTCTATTAGTATCAGTGTTTATTCCAGATGCATTAATACTAATAGGATTAATTATTAAATAATCATCAATAATTTTAACTGATGCATAAGTTGTTGATCCAATACCAGTAGCAAGACCAGATTGAACAATTAAATTAATATTATCACCATCTTCTAACTCATGATTTGATGCTGTTTGAACAGTAGAAGTTATTTTTTCAACAGTTCCAGTAACTTGATTAGATTCTTGTGTTTCAAATAAGAAATTGTAATTATCTTGAGAACCAGCAGGACCACTAACACCAAGGAACCAAAGATCCTTTGAAGTCTTAGTAGTTTTAATACCAATAGTATTAGCAGTCTTTGCAGTTACATATACTTCCATTCCATCTGTTATGGAGAAAGTACCAGTATAAAGATCTGTAGTAGCAACAGAAATTGTAGTACCAGCAGGAGGTGCATAGTACTTAATAGCATCATTAGTAATTAATCCATGATTAGGCCAATATAATGTTTGTACTAACAAAGATCTATTAGTAGTAACACCAAGATATTGGTATGAATTACTTACTGATGATCCTGGCGCAGTACCAAAACCAATTGATTCTCCAGCATTAAAATAATACTTACGATTAGGTTTGGATTCAAATTTATTAGTAACTATTGGTATTTCTAGTTCATCTGCATAATATGATATTCCTAATCCAATTATACCAGAAGTTGAAACACCAAGAGATCTACGAATCCTTAATGCACTATCTTGTGGGAAAATATCTAAAACTTTAGCAGTTTCTGTTCCAATTCCAACAGTTGTACCAACACCAACTGGATTTGGAAGAACTGTAGAGAATCCAATAGTAGCACCAACAGATAATCTTTCTGGTATGAATTGTACTCTAATATCAGTAACTAACCCAACCATTCCATCCTCTAGAAGGGTTGATGAGATATTTAAAGAACTAATCTTATGAGAACCCTTAAGTTTATTAACACTAGTAGATAATCCAGCAACTTGTATAAAGTCATTAAGATTAAATTCATGTGACGGATCAAAGTGTGCAGTAACACTGTTAGCCTTCCATTCAAATACAATATTATTATATTGTTCAAATGCTGTATTGATCTTATTGATAGTCTTACCAGTTAAAAGACTTACATAGGCAGTTGCACCACTTCCACCAGTACCTTCATCTTCAAAGTTTATTTTTGCCCCAATAGTATATCCTATTCCTGATTGTGCTATATTTAAATTCTCTATAGATCCAACTTCAATCCTATTTGGTGTAGCAACATTAGGAATCTGTTTATATGGTTGATATACAAAATCATATGAAACTCCATCTCCAAACATCTTGTATGGGAATGTATTTCGTATTAATTTTGAATTTTCAAAATCATAATTACTTTGCTTAATCTTTTCACCAGGAACTGTATTAACTTTAAGAGGAATTCCTCTATATGTCTCACCAATATAATATGGAAACTCTGGTAATAGGAACTCATCTACAGTAGCAAAATATGCATAAACACCTTCTTCAAAATCAGGTGTTTTACAGAACCTACCATTGTGTTCATCTAAATTACCACTAGAATCATAATAGTAGTCTTCAATAAAGAATCCTGCCTCATATTCTGCTAAAGATGGTCTGTTGTAAACTTTAGTAGTATCAATCTTATAAGAAGACTTCATTCTAGCAGAAGTAGACTGAATGTCATCAGCATCATATAATCCATATGGACCATAGATGGGATTGCCATCATATGCCCATCCAATGATCGGAGAATGACCACCACCATTATCACCAAAAGCATTTCTGACAGTTGCTCCATAAGCAACAGATTCAACTGCTAATCCACCGTCAACTGGAGTAAGATAATCGCCATTTAGAGTTCCACTAGTTTTAACTTTATTAGCAACCAATCGTCTAACTCTAGTAGAAAATGTTGCAGAATCTCCAGGAGATTTAACTATAACATTAGTAGTAGTTGCAGCATATCCAACACCTGAAGATAAGACAATAACTGATGATATTTCTCTACCATCCATAACAGCACGAAGTTTAGCACCATAAGCACTACCAACACCAGTTACAGTTAATTCTGGAGGTCCATCATAGTTTATTCCTCTACTTTGAACAAATGCGTCTATAACTCTACCATTGACAATGGTTAATCCAATTTGACCAAATTGACCATAATTTACATCAACAGAAGGTGCTTTTTCAAAATTGATAATGTTGGATCCATAATCCATACCTTTATCATACAAAACAGCTTCTAAGACACTTCCACGAACAACAGGAATAGCATCTATAACTATTGGTTTATCTAAATCAGTAATAACATTAACATCAACTGTTACAGGAGGATATGAGAAGTTCTGATATCCAACTCCATGACCACTAAATCTAACATACTCTTTATTAAGATAATTTGTCTTATCTGGAGTTCTTGTGGTCGCAATACCTGAATAACATAATCTAAATCTATTTTCATCAAGAGTTAATACTTGATATTGTGAAGTAGTACTTAATCCAGTAATAGCAGTAGCACCACCACTAGTTGATATACCATAATGAATAACTTCCCCATCTTTAAATCCATGACTAGGGAATTCGACAAAAGATCTACTAGTACTAACTCCTGTAGGTTGAATTGAAACTACTTTATTAGTATAATCAGATCCACCATCCAAGATACTAACTCTAGAAATCTTTCTCTTAGTGTAATAATCTCTAAATTGATGAATACCTGAATTTAAATCTGCAGCAGTTGTACCAAATCCAACAGTATTAGCAATACCAGCAACAGCATCAGATTTTGTTCTATAAAGTTTAAATATTCTCTCACTAGTTACACCAACATAGTAAGATTGCCCTTCAACTAAACATGTATCAATACCAGCGTTAGTAACAGTATGAAGTCCTACTAAATCATTATTATTTGCTCTATAAATGACTCTATCACCAGATCTGTAATAATGGGGTTTATCCATTATAAATCTACCACCTTTCCCATCTAGAGGATCAATATTACCACCAGCATAGAAGGATTTTGCGTTAAATGTAAATTCTCTGTATGCTAATTCTGTTACTGCTTGAGCAACTGCTCCACCACCATTACCACCATGTATATCAACAGAAATGACTTTTTTGATTTCATAATCAACTGGATCAATTAAAACATCAGTAACTGTACCACCAATTGATAATCTACCAAATGCAGTGTTAATTCCTGATAAATTGTTCTCAATAGTAATTTGTGGAGGATTAAGAACATCATATCCAACACCAGCATTAACAATATCTAATGATTTCAGAGGTCCATAATAAATGTACTTGTCAGACTTATAATTGGTGATTTCTACACCATTTATCAACATTCCTGTATTACCATCTAGAGTTACCTCTGATGATGTCAATTGTTGATTTCCTCTAGTTAAATCTTGGTCAAGAATGAACTTTTTAAGAGTTCTACCTGGGAAAATCGATTTTCTTGCTTGTTCAATTCTAACAAAATCATGAATTCCAGTTGTTACCTCTGGAGGAGCAAATTGTACTGCAATTCCTGATGGAATGAAGGATCTAGAAGGATATAACTTAATTTTGTTCTTTTGTGTTAATACTTCTACAAAATAAGAATCTGCATCCAATCCACCAATAGGAATAGTGCTTCCAACTGGAACATAAGCAATTTCTTCACCTGTTCTAAATGGAACATCTTGTGGGAAAGAAATAGTGGTATATCTGTTAGTTAAAGTCTCATATCCCTCCCAAGATCCACCAGATACTGATGGATTTGTTAAAAGAGCATGAACCTTATCAGTGTCAATTGGATATGATGGAATAGAGTTAGAAGCGACATATCCTTCCTTCTTATCACTAGATGAATGCTTTGCATCTAAAATATATGTGTTAGAAACACTAGATAAGATCTGATTTTGTCCACCAACAATAGGAACAATAGTACTAGTTGCTTTTTCTTGTATTCTTCTTATATCATAAGAATATCCAGGTGTAGTAGTGAATGTTCCTTGTATACTTATCGAATTATTAGCAACATTGACATAAGTAATGACTAGAGGTGACGCAGCAACAGTTTCTGTGTTTCTTACCAACAATTCAATGGTATCACCAGTCTTTAAACTAGACTTATCAATCTCACCCTTCAAAGTAAAGGTAGAACCAGTTAAATCCTCAATTAAGTACCTAGCACTAGTATTATAGATCCAAGAATTGAAGAAAATTTGATCCCAAGTCTTATTTACTTGTGGATTAGTAACAAACCTTCCAAGGTTCTTAACATTAATCCTAGAAGTCTCAGATAATCCATACAAATCCTGCAAGGAGTCGAATTTACTCAAAACTCCAGTTATCTTCATTACAACTTGCTTACTATTATCATTATTCTCATAACCATAAACAAAAGTAGGTGTGAAGATATTTTTAGTAGATCCAATATCTTTAGTTGTGGTAGTTACACCAATAAACTGGTTTATTGTCTTCTCAGTATAATCTAATTTTTGATAATCAGTCTCTGTTGATACTCCGACCTCTAAAGACCCAGTTTGCCCAAATCCAATAGTAGAATCAACGGTTATAACTGTTGCTCCAAGACCAATTTGACCAATTGCCTGAGTTCTACCTGGAACTACGAATGTACCTTGAATTAAGTCTCTATCGTCATAACCAATAAAGATAGAAACACGATAATAATCGTCTCTAATCTGCACAACCTCTGAAATAGGTCCACTAGCAGAATTTACTAGCGCATTTCCTGGATCATTGTCCTGATAAAGGGTTTGACCGACTAAATTTGCAATATCTCCAGAAACTAACTGTACAGCAAAGGATTGCCTTCTTAGATAATTGGCATAAGAGGGTTTAATGAGGTATTTTTCAAGATCATTGATTTTTGGTTCTAAACCAAACAATGTTTTGAACAAAATCTTGAAAGATTCGTCAGTACCCTTAGATTCGTATAAACTTCTTGCTTCTTTTATAAAATTATTAACATCTAGTTCAGGACTTAACTGTACACCTTCCAAACCAGGTGTATATTGTGATTTTAACTTATCATAAAATTCTTGTAAGAATAATGCACTTAAATTCTGTATTATATCTCCAGAATTATGTGTAAAAGCAACGCTACTACTCCATTCCAGTTCTTTTGCATTATTAGGAGCACGGTATGAAGTAATACCACTGAACCCTCTTACACAACCAGTAAAGGTATTAGTAGTTACACCTGAATATGTAATAATCTCATTACCAACCTTTAAAAGACCCCATTGACTTGGAAATCCTTTAGTATTAGGCGAAACTTCTATTGTATCTGTAGTTGCGCTAATATCAGAAGTAATTGATACAATACCAGATATAACATCCTTTGTTAAATTATCAATTTTAATATATTGATCGATATTCTCTGCAATATCTACAGGTCCACCTTGATAATCTTGTGAGATATAGTATTGTTTTAAAAAATCCTCGAATAATGGATTTTCCGCAACAGCAAACTCAGGAGTTTGATCAGAAACTACCTGGTAAGTCTTTACTCTTGAAGATAAGGGGCTATATGTTTCGATCATCCGTTTTTACGATCTGATAATGGATCCATTAGAATAACTAGATGTGACTTTATATCCAATTCCAGATATTTGCTGTCCAGAGGATATTGTGTCTCTCACGATATTTATCCTAGTATTAGACATGTCTAATTGGAGGAATAAATCCTTCAATCCAATAATATCATTGGATTCTGGATATGCTTGAATTTCAACAACACCAGATGCACGAGAAGTTCCCGTTATATTAATCGTATTGATCATTATTTCACCTTTTACATAATCAACAGTACCAGCAGAAGGAACAACCACTGGTGGATCCTCCCCAGATAGTTCAGATAACTTAATTACAGCAATATCACCTGTTTTTAAGTCATCATGAGGAAGATCAGTGAAATATACCGTATCTTGACTACCTTCAATAGTAAATCCTGTACTTTTTATGTTTTTACCCTTAGGATTAACATGGAAAGCATTACCAAAGCATAATTCATACTGTGTAAAGGCATTAAAGACTGGTTTTAAGTCTCTTCTTATAGTTAATCTTAAAATATTAGATGTAAATGCATTATTTGTATCATCAATGATTCTTTGACTTTCAGAATACTTATATCTACCCCCAAATGCATTCAAATTAGTAGATTTTCCGTAAGTTGTTAACGAATCAATAACTTGTGACTTCAATCCTTCAGAATCACTAAAAATATTGGAGTTATAATACGCAGTAACATCAAGTTCAATGTAAAGAATCTTAAGATCGACAATTCTTTGGTTAATTCCTGCAATAGAATAACTTTTTAATCTATCTAAGATTTGTGTTTTACTAAAGTCAGACAAATAAGTAGAATTTCTAGGTTTTATGCTTAAAATAACCGTTCCATACTCAGGTGGATCTAATTCTTCACCACCAATAACCGAAACTGACTCTGCATCAGGGAAAACACTCTGTATAATACCTTCGTAATCCTTTGCTGTAACCGCCCTGTACTGCGATGAATAGACTCTAGGTGCAATGTACTTAATTGAGTCTATATCTTCGACATCACCGCCTCCTTTGGCGACCTGTAGGGTAGTTACTATAGGAGTTGTGGATGCATCTACTGGATTACCTGCATCATCTACAGCATCTCCACTATATGAGAAGAATTTTCCATCATTTCCTGCCTTTCCATCAGTAATAATATAGCTAACTTCGATAACATCACCATTATCTAACTTTTTACCAAATAATCCATCCCCAAATAACAATTCATACTTCTCATCCTTGATTTCTTGGATAAGATAGATGTTAGACTTCTCATTAATTGCTGTAATGTTATCAATTTTTGAATATTCTAGTCCAGAAGTGGATCCAGACTTCCTTACAAACACTCTAATTGAATCAGTGTCTACAAATGAGTTGTCTAGAATGTATCTTTGTTCTAAACTAGCATTTACAGTGAAAAATTTCTTTAAAAGTGTACCTTGATATATGGTAATATCTCTAAACTGTGCAGTTCTTGGTGGATTTACTGTAATATTACTTCCAGCATCAACTGGACTAGCAATAACTATGTCTTCTGGGATAGAAAATGTAAAAGAAGTGTTATTTTGCGCTCCTACACATACCAATCCTTTCCTTAATTTAACACTATTACTATTTCCGTTGAATTTAAAGTCAAAATTTACAATTGCTTGAGAAGATTTACGAGATCTAGGTACATATCCGATGTTTCTTGCCAAAGAAACTACATTTTCTCTCAAAGTTGCTGAATCCAAGAAGGATTCATTAGCTACCATATTGGTATTGAACGCTGAAATATAAGTATTATACGCTAATATATCAATTAACATCGATAAATTAGACCCTTCAAAGTCAAAATCAGTAAAATTACTGTTTGCTCTCAGATAAGATCTGATTTGTGCCTTAATTTGGTCAAAATCAAGGTTTGTAAACTTGGTTACGGGCATGTTTTCTACCTAGTTGCCTCTAAAATGAACGAAAATGATGACAATGCTTGAGGCTGACCCACTACTTCAAAGGAAATAGTTACTTCAAATTCATTTTGATCAGGTCTGGGGTCTGCTTTTACTATAATATTATCAATCCTGGGTTCCCACATTGCTAGAAGACTCTTTATGTCTCTTGCTAGTACACTTCCTGTAGCAACATCACAAAACCCAAACAAAGTTTCATAGATATCTGATCCTAAATCAGGATTATAAAATCGCTCTCTTAACTTAGTTTGTACTAAATTTCTTACAGAACGAATTATTGCCCTCTCATTCTTAATTACGCTTAAATCTCCAGTAACGGGATTAGGTAAAAAATCGAGAGTTATATCCTTGTATGATCGAGATTTTCTATCTGCCATTATATCGGCACAGTGTCAGGGTTATTTATACCCTATTTTCTCAATTCCAACGAGTGACTACTAATTCGATGCTATTATCATCCATTTCCCACTCTTCTAATACTTCAAATCCATCATTTTTTATCTGATTATGGATAGTCATCCTTGCATATTGTTGTGTAACTTTCTCAATAAACCTTTTTGGAGGAATTGGGTCTTTCCAAGTTTGTAAGTCAGCTACTAGTTCATACTCTGTTCCGTTCCAACGGAATCCTATATCATTCCCTATAGCAACATCAACCTTTACTTTCTCATGGTTGTGATCAATAGGGTTAATTAGTAAATGATCCTCCTGTACATCGTACTGAAGGATCTGTAATGCTTCGAGTAAAGCAGGTTTTTTTGTTATCTTGGTCTTTATCGTACTGAAGTGTGACATTAACAACCTTCCGAATCGTGTACATATTCTTCAACTGGTTCCGACTCATAAAAAGCAGGACTGAACTCTCTAGTTAATACTGTTCCCAGTTCTTCTTCTATTCCTCTAGTTATCTCTAAACATTGATTACCAGTTACACCAGTTGTCTCTACCGATACTAAACCATCTTGTCTGATGGAATACTTAACCGTTTCCTGTTTAGACATAACTAAAAAAAGCGAGTGTGTGTTATTTAGAACTGTTTAGGATGCGTAACTACATCTCCATGTATTTCGCCTATGTCATCTATATGTGCATGATCTATATCGACATGCAGACCCTTTTCATAAAAGTCTGCAATTCTCTCTAGAGCATTCGCAATGCGACTCAATTCATCACTCATGGTTTTCCTGTTTTTACCTGTGTCTCTAGTATAGCGTCTCTTATAACAGTTTTCAATTGTCTTAACTTTTTCTTCCCAAGTCCTGCTCTTGTGTCTATCTGTACTTTTAACCAGTACACAAATGCAAGAACAAGAATGAATTGAATACCTTCACCCCATGATAAGTTCCATGCTTCATTCAAATCCAGCGATGCTGCTGCTAATAAGTTAATCATTTGCCTTGTCCTCTATAAGGTTTACGAGCCGAGTTTCGGGCGGTAGCGGAAAATTTGGTATTCTTACCTTGCCCTTGTCTAGTCTTCTTTGGAGTCGTTTGGATTGTTGTTCCCGTTGGACTCGTGTACAGTTTCGCCATTGTATTTAAAATGTGTAATAAGATCAGCAGACGGATAACCCGTCTCATAAAAACATTGGGAGAGTTCAACTAGTTTATCTAGGAACTGCTCCTCAGAGAGACCTGTATAGATCTCTCCATCCTTTATGACTATATTATATAACTCGTTGCTTTTCATGCCCTACACGGATACGAGGGTCGCACCATATATCGAATCCAGCATCGAGAGCATCTAGACAGAATGAGACATCCTCTCCACACATGTCTTGTACATCTCCACTCTCGAAGACTTGCATCTTAGGAGCAAACCAAGGATACTTAATATCCTTATTTTCCCATACACCATACTTAATAAGAACCCAACCAAATCCTGTGTAATCGACAGTGAATGGTTTCTTACGCTTAGACATGGTTTCACCAGTCTCATGATTCATAACTCCTCCGTTATTACGGAAGTTATC